ACATACAACTTAAAAAGAAAGGACAAAATGTATGACAAGTAATTTTAACCTATCACAATTGGACAAGATGAACATTGATTTTGACAAAATTGAGCAAGAGCTTGACAGAGTTAAAAATCTAAACACAAATCAAACCAAAACCTGAAAGCCCGAAAAGGGTATCACAAAGATCCGCGCATTGCCTTATATCCACAATCTTAAATTCCCATTTATCATTGAGAAATTCCATTACAATCTTAAGGGCAAGTCTTGGTGCCTTGAGAATGAGGGTGAAAAGTGTCCAGTTTGCGAAAAGGTAATTGAGCTTTTTAGATCAGCAAAAGAAAATGATGATGCGTATAAGCGTTCAATTGCAAAGGAATTGATGGCAAATACAAGATATTTTATGCCTATTGTTGTTGTTGGAAAGGAAGATGAGGGAGTTAAGATTTGGGGATTCTCCAAGACAGTATATGAAGATCTTTTGTCATTCTTGAAGAAGCAAAATGGAAAGATGATCAATGTTAAGGATGGATTCTGTTTGATTGTAACATATACACCACCTCCAGCAAAAGCAGGAAAGAAGCAATATGGAAAAATCAAGGTAGAAATTGACTTTGATACTGTTATTGAATCTAAACCACTTGCAGCAACCAACGAGGAAATTGAGGCAATTCTTAATACAACTCCAAATGTTGAAAAGGATTGTTTTCCAAAGGCAACAAAAGAAGAGTTGATTGCTGCCTATAACGAATTCATTGATACCTTTGACTCTAAGGACGAAACAGAAAGCGAAGATGGAGAGGAAGGATCGGAAGAGGCAGAAAAGACAGAGGTTGCAGAGACAGAAGAGGAAACAGAAGCAGTTCCAACAAAGCCAACTCCAAAGACAGCATCAAAGCCCGCTAAGAAGAATGACGATTTGATTGATCTTGATAGCATTGAAGACGAGTTCAAAGATATAATCAACAGAATGGAAAAATAATATGGCTAGTAAGTCACAAAATGGCAGCAGTAGAGATGGAGCTATTGCTGCCATTACTTCTGATATAAACAAATACATGAAAATGGGAAATGTTGTATTTGATTTGGGCAAAGAAAATCCATTAAAAGTAAAACATTGATTTTCAACAGGAATACCAACTCTAGATGTATGTCTTAGAGGAAAATATTTTGATGAAGAGTGCGGGAATGGTGGAATTCCTGCTGGAAGAGTTGTTAGAATAGATGGTGAATCTGGTGGTGGAAAGAGTTTGTTAGGATGAAGTATACTTTCCGATTGTGTCAAAAAGGGTGGAATTGGAATTTATTTTGATATAGAAAGGGCATTAACTGAAGAATTTGCCGGAAAGATACAAATTCCAGAACATGGAGTTATTATAGCTCCACACATCAAAACAATTGAAAAAATATTTATGGCATCTCAAGTTTTTGTTACAAAGTTTGCTCAACTGGACGAAATACCTCCTCATGGTGTAATTGTTATAGATTCTGTTCAATCAATGATGACAGAAGATATGATGGCAGACGAAGAAATAATTGGTGGACAAAATTTTGGCAGAAAAGCTAAGTTAATGGGTGAGTTTTTACAAAAATTGTTACCGTATCTTGATCAATACAATATTACTTTAGTTCTTGTAAATCAACTTAGAACAAACATCAACAAGAAAACACCATATGATGATGATTGGATTGTTCCAACTTCAAATGCTCAAGAATTTTATTCTCAGATCATTATGAGAGTATATAAATCTTCAACTGTTAAGGTTGATAAGATTGTAGTTGGTCAAACATTAAGAGTGGTTGTTAAAAAATCAAGATATACTGGCCCACACAAAGAAGTAAAAGTTGATCTTTTGTTTGAATCTGGACTTCAAAATGAAAAATCTATGCTTGATGCACTAAAAGCCTTAAATTTGGTGTCTTCTGCTGGAAGCAAGGGTTCAAAAATCAATGTTGATGGAGAAGAATTCACTTTCAAAGCGGATGATTTCAAAGATATTTATAGATCAAATAAAAAAGTTCAAGAATGGACAATTAAACAAATTGAATCAACCTATAATAACGGAAGCGGATGGTTCCAAGCAGATCAAGATCTAGAGGGAAAAGATATAATAAATGCTGCAAAGAAAGGTGATTTAACTGGACTGATAGATATAGGAATCGATCTTGAAAACAAAGAATAGAAGGACAATTATAGGAATAGATGGAACAAATGTAGCTTTTAGATATTTGGCTATACAAAATCCATCATATCCACCAATTGTTTCGATGCTAAACGACATATCGAAGATATGTACAAATCTAAAACCAGACGAATTATTTATAGCATGAGAAGGTCTTAAATCAAGAGATGCTAGAAGGAAGATATTTCCAGATTACAAAGCAAACAGAGATGTTGATAACAAATATTCTTTTTCAATCAAAGAAATAAAAAAACAAGTTGAAGTTTTTGATCAATATATAGCAAAAGCTTTGCCAATGAGACAGTTAAGAATAGATTATTTAGAAGCCGATGATTCTTTGGCATTATTATCTAGGCATTATTATTCAGCTTCAGAAAATAATGTTGTTATTCTTGTTTCAACAGATAAAGATTATTATCAACTTGTAAATGAAAGAGTTTTTGTATTTGATCCAAAGAAAAGAATTCTTCATACTCCAAAGGGATTGTTTGAAGAGTTTGGTATCAAGAATCCAAAAAATCATGCTTGAATTAAAGCTATATGTGGAGATCCAGCCGATAATATACCGGGAGTTAAGGGTATAGGATTCAAAACATTTGGAAAGTTACTTGGTGATCTGATGATTTCTGATGATGTTTGAACAGTTGATCAAATTCAAGAAAGAATGAATACTTGAAAGAAACCAGTCAACATGAATGAAATTGAGATATTCTTTCAAATCATACAATTACACAAAACGTTGACTTTGGAAGGACTATCTCAGTTTAATAGCATTTTAACTGAAGATTTTGATTATGAGTTTAATGACATTGAATTTGGCGTTATAATGGAACAAATACATAAGGATTTTATTCGTTATAACAACTCTATGATCAAAAGAATTGCAATTGCCATGAATGAATTTGTCATAAGAAAGCAAATAGAGAGAAATTCAAGGGAAAATTATGACATTATCACTTAAAGAATATGGAAATGAATTTTTATTGAAGTTATTTAAGACATTAATAGAGGATCATAAGTTTTTTTTTCAAGTTTCAACAATTATAGATCCAGAATATTTAATAGAAGAGAGATTTAAGGTAATATACAAGATTATTATCTCGCATTTTGAAAAATATCATGGTATTCCAACATATTCGACACTAGAATCATATATCAATTTGTTTAATAATCAAGCAATTAAAGAAAGCTTAAATAAGCTACTTATTCAGATTGAAACAAGCGATAAATCAGACATTGCTTGAGTAAAAGAAACAACTATAAAGTTTTGCAGACATCAGCTTATAAAAAAATCAATGTTGATAGCAGCAAAGAAGTTAAAAGATCAAGACTATGATGCTGTTGAAGATATCATGATGGATGCTTTGAGAAAGATCGATATTGAACACAATTTAGATCATAATTATTGAGACGATTTTGATTTAAGAATTGAAAATGTAAGAAATGGAATTGTGCCTCTTGGATGGCATGATTTGGATAGAAGATTGAATGGTGGACTTGGAATTGGTGAAATGGGAGTTATTGTGGCTCCAACTGGATTTGGTAAAACATATTCTTTGACATCTTTGGCATGTGGAGCTATGGACGCTGGACATGACGTTCTTTTTTATTCGTTTGAATTATCAGATTACAACATTGGTCTTAGAGCAGATGCATATTTCTCTGGAATTGAGGTTGATGAAATTATCAATCAAAAAGATAGAGTTAGAAAGATTTTGCAAAGTAAAAAAGATAATCGTGGAAAGTTGATCATAAGAAGATTTCCAACAAAATCAAAAACGGTAGCTCAATTAAAAGCATACACTAGCAAGATGGAAGTAGTTGGATTTCGTCCTAAATTGATTGTAATCGATTATGCAGACCTTGTAAAGCCTTCATCATCCGATGAGAAGAGGCTTGAGTTGGAAGAGATTTATGAGCAAATCAGAGGTTGGGGTGGAGAGGAAGGCTATCCAATTTGAACCGCCAGTCAAACAAATAGATCTGCTTTGGACAAGGATTATATTTCAATTGGTGATCTTGCAGAAAGCTTTAATAAAGCGATGGTTGCTGATGTTTTGGTAGGACAGACAAGATCTCCAGAGCAAAAGATGAATAATGAAGCTACATTCTTTTTGGCAAAGAGTAGAGTTGGAAAGGATGGTTATTTCTATGATGCAATTTTTAATACATCTTTAACCAAGATTGAACTAAAAGAATTGAGCATTAAAGAAGCAAATGAATTGATGGGCAAATCAAATAAGCCAAAGTTGACAAAATCTCAAAAAGAGGATCTTAAAATATAATGATAGAGCTTTTGGTAAAATCAGTAGATGGTAATTTTGAAGCAAAACATGAATATAATGATATGTATCATATGTTTATGACAGCAGAAAATTATATCAACGATATAGAATATAGACAATATGATGGTTCTATATTTGTAATTAAAATGCCAAATCATTCTGTTATTGCATATTATACGAATGAAGATCAATTTAAGGTTATAACACCAGAATTATTTTTTAGAATACAAAGAAGAAATCCAGAGTTGATTCAGAAGGTGAAATCAATAACGGGTGATAATTATTAAAAAGGAGAGTAGCATGAACGAGAAGCAGTTTGAATGGTATGAAGTTGATGTTGAATTTATCACAGAGACTGAGGGTAGGAATGGAGATGTAAAGCAAAGAGTTACTACAGAAAAGTATCTTGTAAATGCAACATCACCAACAGAAGCAGAAGCTAATTTCAATGCATATGCTGCCGAGAAGCAATTTGTTGACTTTAGAACAAAGAAAGCTGTTGAAAAGAAATATATTGATGTGGTAAAGTAGCATGAAAGATATATCAGAAGCTTTTGATAAGGCATTAAATGTATATTTTAAAAGAACTTTTGATAACTATGATATGATGCAAAAGAGGGCTGCTATATACCCTCTTTTTGCATCTATGTTATTGAAGAATGTTTTATGATATTATGTCGAATATAATGAATTTTCAGATGATGGAATTCATATGATAATCGATAAAACGACAAAAGAATTTGATATTGTATACAAAAATATGGAGTAAGGTTATGCAAATGATAGAAGATAAAATTCAAAATTTGATAAGTAGAAGTAAATGTCAAACGGAGCTTGACTATCTTCTTGACATTTTGTATCTTATGTCAAGAGAGATGAAGTATCAAAATGAAAGAATTAAAGAATTGGAAACGAAAGTTTGCGAAACAAATATGAGGGGATAAATGAATATAAATTATGTTAATTTGCATCACCACAGCCATTGGAGTGTAATGGATGGTATAAGTAAATATCAGGATTATTGCGATTTCATAAAAAAGAATAATATGTATCCAGCATTTGCTTGTACAGAACATGGATATTTGGGCCAAACCCTTGACTATCTTGATGTTTGCAAAACAAATGGTATGAAACCAATTGTTGGTTGTGAAATTTACATGACAACAGAAGATGCTTGGCAAGATTATGTAGTTAACAAGAATCTTCCAAAAAGATACCATACTGTTATACTATGCAAAAATCTGGATGGATATAAAGATCTTGTTGGGATGAACAATGATGCAATTAAACGTGGTCAAGTTCTCATATCAAGAATCAAAAGATGGTATGTCTTGATAACTCCAGATCTTCTTGAGAAGTGGAATCATGGCAATTGAATTGTATCAAATGCTTGTCTTGGTTCTTATGTTATGCACCCTGCTATGTATGAAGAAAATCTAAAAGAGACTGTAAATAGAGTTTCTTGGTTTAGAAATCTTTTTGGAAAAGATTATTACTTTGAATTTCAAATGCTTAACTTTGAAAGACAAAAGAAGATGAATCTTCTTCAAGTTAAGATGATGCAGCAATTGTTTAAAGATCAAAAAGCTATTGTAACAAGCGATGCCCACTATTTAACAAAAGAGCAGGGAGAATTAAGAGATATTGTGATGGCTATGAATTGGAAAGTATCTCTTGGTATGTTTAATAAGCTAAATTCAGAAAAAGAAAATGCAGAAGAGCAAGTTGATATTTATTTAAGAACAAATGAGATGATGGCAAAAGAGTGGGAAACCATGCACTCAAACATCATTCCAGAAGATATATTTGTTGAATCATGCGAAAATACTCTTAAAATAGCCGAAAGTATTGAACCTTTTGATCTTAGAAAAGGTCAAGATTTGGATACTTTGAAGGTGTATTTTAATGAAGATGTAAATAAAATCCTTTTAGATGAGTGTAAGGATGGATTCGAAAGACTTATCAAGGGAAAAGTAGATAATCCACAAGAATATGTTGATAGGTTTAAGAAAGAATATTCTATCGTTGTTAAGAAGAACTTCGCAACATATTTCCTTGCTTTAAAGAAAGTATTGACTGAGATAGAGAAAAAGAATGTTTGGAGAGGCATTGGTAGAGGTTCTGGTGGCTCATTCTTGATCAATTACTTACTTGGTATTACAAATATTGATCCAATCAAATATGATTTAATGTCTGCTCGCTTCCTTGATGAGTCAAGGTTAGACTATCCAGATATTGATATAGATATTGAAGATAGAAAAGTTGTTTATGAAACATTCAAAGAGTGTTTTCCTCAACATGAAGTTCTTCTTATCTCAAACAAGTCTACTTTGATGGTTAAGGCTTTAATGAAAAACATTTGGAAGACATTGGAAATCTGCTATCCAAATCATGCTGGACATTTAGAATCTTCCGATGAAATAAGCAAACATATTGATAATAACTATGATCCAATTAAATTTGATATTGATGATTTCTTTAATGATCAATTTATATCAAAACAAATAGAATCATTTAAGAAAATAAGACCAGATCTTGATTTGGAAGTAATTATGAGATCTTTGTATAAGAATTTCAGCGGAGTTTCTGTTCATGCTGGTGGTCTTGTGATCGTAGATCCTACCGAAAATATAGTTCCGTTAGTTCCATTGGTTGATAATGATATTGCCAATTATGCTTCTGCATTTGGTGAATCTGGAACTACAAAAGAACTTGAGATTATTGGCAAGATTAAGTTTGATATGCTTGGATTGGCAAATCTTAGAATGCTTCATGAAACGGTACAATCTGTAGCAAAAGGATTTAATATACCAGAAACCAAAGTATATGATCAAATTGATCCTCATAATATGAATCTTGACATAAAGAAGATTTATGAAAGTTTCAAAAAGGGATATACTGAAGGCGTATTTCAATTTTCTTCTGAAGGTATGACAAATCTCCTTGGAGCTTTTGAAGTTGAATCTATTGATGATTTAGCTATCTGCAATGCTCTTTATAGACCGGGGCCTTTGCAAAATCAAATTGATAAACTTATTATTGAAGCCAAGAAAGATGATAGAAGAAGAGGTGTTCAATATAGCATGAAAATGTGGGAATTGATACAAGATATTCTCGAAAAGACCTATAGTTATCCCGTGTTTGAAGAACAAGTTATGATGATAGGTAAAAGAATTGCAGATCTTGATGATTCTCAACTTAATGCCTTCAGAAAGTTCTTAAAAGATGGTAAAGTTATCAAGGTATCAAATCCAGAGAAGTTTGCAAAACAAGAGAAAGAATTCCATGAGAGATTTCTTGAAAAAGGACAAGAAAAAGGACTAACAGAAGAGGAATTGGAAAGCACTTGGAACATTCTTATTCAATTCTCAGATTATTCATTCAATAAAAGCCATAGCGCGAGTTATTCACTTTTGGCTTATCAAACGCAACTATTTAACACTTTCTTTCCCGGTTATTGGTACGCTTCTGTGTTAAATCAAACAAGTGATCCAATTGAAAAGCTTCCAGTCATTATTAAGCAGATGAAAGATAGAGGTTTAGAAATTTCTTTTAAAATGTCACAAATTGACAATATTAATGAGGGATTTGCATTTGAGATGAAAGATAAGAATCCATCAAAAGGCATTATTTACATTGGAATTGGAAATATTAAAGGTATTGGCGAAAAGGCTACTGAAAATCTTAAATCTGATGTGTTTAAGAATGCAAAGTTTGATTCGTTTGAAGATTTTATGAAGACAATCAAAGATAGTGGATTTAGAGCTATCAACAAGACTGTTTTATTAACTCTTGCCAACATTGGAATGCTTGAAGATTTTGGCTCAAGATCAGAAGTTAGAGCAAAGATTCTTATTGATAAAGATAAGGAATATAGAATTGTAACAGAATCAACGGGGAAGAGACAAAAGTATAGAGATATGACTCTCGAAGAGGCAATGGAAAAGGATGAAAATGATAATCAGATAAATGACATATTCTTCTATCAAATAGAGCATGAAGCTATCGGAATGTCATTTTCGCCCAATCCAGCTAATTTTCTACAAGCAAAGATAGATAAGCTTAGAGAAAGTGGAAGATTTGAAGGATTTTATGTTGATGCTGGTATTGTCATGGATACAAAATTGAAAACATCAAAGAATGATAGTCAATATTATGTTATTAGAATGAATTCCATTACAAC